CGCCAAAAGCACCGGCACGAGTCAATCTACCAGCATCAGCTACACGTCGTATTTCTGCCTGCCTAGAGGCTTCGCGTAGTTGCGGCTCTAATGCGGCTTGTAGGTAGGGGTTCATGTACTGTTGTGCGGAGCCAGCGGTAAACGATCCGGGTGTATACCCTGCTTCGTAGCCTTGTCCTGCGGCGCTGCCAAAACCAAATGTGCCGCCAGCGGTCATGTCACCGCCAAAAGAGCCTATGCCCGTTTGTTGGTTGGGATCTAAACCAGCGTAGCCAGCAAAGGTCATATCTTGTAGGCCGCTAGCACCCGCAGTGAGTGGGCCACCGTAGGCTTCGTAGGGTTTGTCGGCAAGTGCGCGTGCTTTACCAAGCATCTCACCAACATAGGGGCCAGCAAATTCGGTCAGTCCCTGTGAACTACCAGATGATTGCCCTACAGTGGTAGTGGGATCTAATTCATCGTCAGGCATAGCTTATGACATCCTTTTGGATAACATCGCAAGCACTTGATCTGCGTCGATGTTTTTCTGTTGTTTCGGTGTACCTGTGGCTTTCTTACGTACTGTAGACATAAAATCGTCCAGTGCTGCGGCACCTGCGTCGGAGTTACCATTGCCCAGTATGGCTACTAAATCGGCAGGCAACACATACTCACCGTGACTTAATCGTGCTTCTTGTACGCCATCTATATCGGCGGGTATAAGATCTGCTTGTCCGTCAGAAACACCCTGCAAGTAACCGCCGTCTTCTAGCACTTGACCGCCTTCCATAAATCCACCTGCTTGTGCCTTAGCTTTGGCACGAGCTTCCTCAACAGACATAGGCTGTTGGCCTTCGGGCTTTTTGGCATACATGGTGTCAGAGAAATAGCGTCTGCCACCACTGCCGGGGCGACGGTCTGTATCGTCTCTACCTGTAACTTGTTCTCGTATTGCAGTGTATTCGGGAATGCTGCCTTGGTAGCCAACTGGGTTTCTATCAGGATCTAACATTCCTCTATCTTTTGCGAAGCTAGTCGCACCTAAAAGACCTAACATCTCCAACAGTCCGGGTTTTCCTCTACCGCCACTGGGCAAAACTTCACCAAAAACTTTGTCTGATAGAGCTTTACCTATTGCGGACTCTAAAAAACCTTTTTCATCTTTGCCTGCGGCCCCAATAAGTCCCGGCAAAGAACTAAAAATATCTTCGTAATCGTCAGAGTAGTCAGATAAATCACCCGACTCTAAATCAGAAAGAAAATCCAAATTAAATCCTTTGTCGTCAAAAGCTGGAGAGGGAGTCAAATCAAACTGCCTCATAAACTCATCTGCGTCAAAATCTTTTGAGTTAAGGTCGTAGGTTGGCATAGAGGGGCTGCGATAATCGCTAGGGTCAAAACTATAGTCGGGGTCTGTAGTAGCCCCTACGTCGGGTGTGCCGAGCGAACTCATAAACGCATCAATATCAAATTTGCTCATCACTTGCCTCCGACTATACGTAGCAGCTCGTCAAGATTACCATAAGAACTTCTGACCGCACCACCATTTGCCATACCACCACCTGCGATGTTTGCTAGGTACGCGGCTATTGGATCTATTTCTCTTTCTCGCTGCTCACCAAGATCAAACAGTTCAGCCCCACGCTCTTCGATAATGCCGGGGGTACGCACGATGGAAGGGGTGCGTGACGGTGTTTGTGTAGGTCTAGGTCTAGATACGCTAGGTCTAGGTAGATCAACCTTGGGCAGGTCAACATCGACCTTGGGCAGGTCTACATCAACATCAGGTGCAGCCTCTATCACGTCTTCTACTAACTCTTTTGCTGGTTGTAGGATTACGTCGTCCACAGTAGAACCCACCGCCTTAACTGCATCCTCTACAACAGGTGCGGCATCTATTATCGGATCGACTATAGGCTTAACAACATCTTCTATCGCTGAACCTGTGGCTTTAACTGCGTCTTCTATAAGTGGTGCTTTGTCTATCACCGCACCCGCTACGTCTTCGATTACATCAACCACAGGCTCTGCTACATCGCCTAATACCTCAACAGTGCCTTCTACAAACCCTTTTGCTGGCTGTAAAATCGCATCGTCAAACATACTGCCAGCCTCTGCTAATGCATCGCCTATTTTCTTAATGAACTCAGGGGTGCCTACGTTGTTGGGGCCGAGTGCACCACCTTCCATAATGTATTCGCCAAAGCCTCTAGCTATGGCATCACCAAAATCGGTGCCTTTTGCTAGCTCAAGCTCAGTTTTAACAAGCCCTGCAACTGCATCGTTTTGGTTTATGTTGTAGCCCTCTAAAAACTCTTCATCTAGCCCCACTTTATCCATTGCTGTTTTAGTAAATGTGGGGCCAACCAGAGAAATAGCTGCGCCTGCTATGTTTCCATCTACCGCAGCGTCTACAAATTTGGCTCCTTGTACTACCTTGCCGAACGTATCGGCAGTTTTTGCAGCGGCATTTGCGGCTTGAAATAGTGCTGGGTCTGCCCCACCCCCAAGAGTAAACGCACTCTGCGCTGCTGCTTCTGATAGGTTTGCTGCATTTGCGGTAAGTCCCTTTGCATACCCCCCTACACCACCCGTTAAGGCGGACTTTAAGATGTCATTAGTATCACCACCTGTGATCGCTGTCCCTCCTGCGCTTGCTAGTGCACCACTTAATGCGGTAGCCGTAGCTCCTGTAGCCCCTGCCGCTCCAACAAGACTTGCCGCTGCTGGCCCTAATACGGCAGTAGCTAGTAGTGCAGGCACTACCTTAATGACTTTTTCAAAGAAACTAGGCTTATCTACCTTAAACGTCCTAATCTCACCGTAGGTAAAGGGGTCATATAGGTACTCAGACCCATCACCGTCATATCTAAGAGGCGTTACGTCGTATTTAGCGTATAGAGCTTGCAGCATTGGGTCACGTTTGTGAGCCTCTTGTAGGGCGTCTTCATAACTAAAGCCCTCTACTATCTGCAAGTAAGGTAGTTGTTCAGATAAGATAGGCTCTACAAAAGAATTAAACTCTGCCAAACGCTGTGAAGATGAGCTTGTATGCGCTTTAAGGTTTCCCCCAAATCTACCTAGCTTTTGCTCTGTGGGTTCTATTTCGTACCCATAGTGGTCACTAAGAGCAGATGCAATATCAGATGATTTTTGTAAATCACCAACACTTGAATAAGCAGCTACAGCATCTTCTCGTGTAGCAGGAGATAGAAAGTCTTGTAGGTAATCGGGGGCTTTTACTTTGTCGAAGTATGTTCTTCTATCAACACGTACTTCGTCAGAAGGCATCTCGCCACCAGCGATAGTTGCTTCTCCACCTACAACATCAAAAGGAGAAAGAATCCCACTTTCGGTTCGTAAGATTTCTCTAAAACCTACATCGTAGAAACTGTCTACTCGATCAACGTTGTCAATCTCAAAGTAATCCGCACCCTCATCTAGTTTCTTTTTGTAGCTATCAACCGCGCCACCTAAAAGCCTATAGCCTTGGGATAAGTCGTTAACTACAGGTACAGTGGAATTACTGCGTTTAACATCCGCGTTAATTTCATCTATTCGTTTTTGTAGCGTAGGCGCTCTTTCCGGCGTAGTAGGTGTTACCGGCTTGGGTGCTACGGCTGTAGTCTCAGGTATAAACTCACCGCCACTTACAGGCTGACCTACTCTGTTTGGTGGTGTTACTGGTACAGGTTTAGGTGCAACACGTTTTTTAACAACCTGTGGACTTGTCTCAGGTATAAACTCGCCGCCGCTTACAGGTTTACCTACTCTGTTTGGTGGTATTACTGGTGCGGGTTTAGGTGCAACACGTTTCTTAGCAGCCGCTTCTGCTGCTTTCCTAGCCATTTCCGCTTCTTCTTGAAACCGATTAGGTCTAATACGAGATGGTGTAACTGGTGCAGAGGGGCGTCTTGTTACAGGTGTGGGTCTAGGAGCTACAGGAGGCGGTGCAATAGGTGTAGTAGGCGTGTACCCAGACCTAAGATTTGGGCCTATAGAGGTGTAAGCTCCCCCAATGGGCATAACAGGCATGGGTTTAGGGGTCACTACAGGGGTAGGTCTAGGCGTTACAACAGGTGCGGGAGGGGTATAGCTTGGTATACCAGCGGCCTTCAAGCGTTCTTGTATCTGTTCGGGAGTAGGGGCGAACCCACCTAGCCCAGAAAGTGCTCCCAGCCCCATACCACCAAAACCGCCGAAACTACCTATCATTACGTAACCTCCAGTAAACTGGCTACAACATGTAACCTGTTAGCGGTTGCGGCAGTGACTTTCAATATCTCCGACTCTTCTACCACTATGGGTGCAGTAAGCAGTTCTACTGTGGCGTTAGCACCAACAGCCTTGACCTTAAATACACTGAACACCGCAGTAGCAGCATCGGTAAGCGTTACCGTTATAGTATCAGCGTTGCCAGAATCTTCTGACACTAGTATAGACTTAACAATCGCAGTCTTTGCTGTTGGGCATGTGTACAGCGTAGTTGCGTTAGTGGTAGTCAAATCTACCTTTGCGTTTTTGTATTGATTAGCCAAGGAACCACACCTGCGCTTGAGATTCAGTAGAAACGGCTGCTTCTTTTATGCTCTCATCTAGCTGGTTAAAGTATATACGCAATACGTTATTAAACTGCTCAAACGACACCTGCGTGTATTCTTTTGGGGGTGTAGGTAGCCGAGGTGCTATGGAATTGTAAGTAGTCACTACCGCCTCCCGTCAGGACGTATATCAAGCCTTGGTGCTCCAAGCTGCCACTGCACGCCTAGATCTGCTGACTGCACCTTTATAGATAGCTGCCTGCCTCGTACTCGCGTGTTTATCTGTGTGGTGTACTTTTCGACAGGTACTGTTGCAGATCTCACGACGGAGCCACTACTGCTTCCGCCCTCTGATGCAGGGCTGTTATACCCCGAACCTGAAGACTGTAGCGGTAGAAGCTCTAACGTAGCTGTAGGGCTGTCCGCAGTAGATCCATCGAACGTCAAGTCAGGCAGCACTCGGCGGATAAACGAGAATCTGTCACCATCGTCTATATCGAACTCACCAGAGGTTATAAATGCAGTAATAGCTGCTCTTGTGCCGCTTTCGTTGTCGTCTACACCGTCTTCGTGTGTGACTAAGTTGTTGCTGTATGTAGCTGCAACAGGAAACTGCCTAATACCTGTATCAAGCCACGCAGAACGAGCCAAACTGCCAAAGTACCAGATACCTTGTGCATGGTTATACACAATATACTTATCTACAGTGGTTGAACTAGCTGACGGATAAAACCACCAAACTTCGTCAAATCCTTCGTTTGTACCCGCAAACACCTGCCCTATCTGTTCATGGTTTATGTCGTTAAACACATGGCGTTTTAGGTCACATGGTAGGTTTTTGACAGTGCCGTCGTATACGTAGAAAGAATCAAGCCCCATCCAGTAAGTGACTCCATCCGAGAAAGAAGCAGCATTTTGAGAAGCTATAGATACGTTATCTGCAAGAAGCTGAGACCCCCACACAATCGTACCGCCTAGATACTGTAAGGCGTATAGCGCAGAGTTTGTCCATACCAGTATTTCTTGGCGAGACTGCAACGCACTTATTATTTCAGAACCTTTGGACAGACGTAGATCACCCGCTTGGTTAGTAGCACTGGGCGTCCAGTTAGTAACGTCTTCTTGGTCTGACCATCGAATAAGCATGGGGTCTTGGGTAGATGTTCCTAACGTGTTAGCGCCAAAACAGAACACAAAACGACTTACATCGGATACAAGTATAAAGTTTTGTTTTGTTGGTGTGTTGGATGCGCCTCCTAATGCTGATATAGCTACTGCGCGGGTCTCAAGACCTCCAGAAGCATCCCAGTAGTAGACACCGTTACCGCGAGCGCCAAATACTAAATCTTCACCAAAGTTAGCCTGACTCCATAGACGTAGCGAGTCAGTAGATGTTGAACCATTACCCCATGTACCTTCATTCCACCCACCAGCACCCCAACCAACTAAAGGTACAACAAACTCTGGGCCAATGTTTATCTGGTATTTTGCCGTTACAGAACCCCCACCAGTGGCAGATGATGAGGCTGCGCTGCTTGATTCTATGGTGTATGTGTTGCCGGTAGAGTACGTTATCTGAAACTCTCCGTTTAGGGTCAGCCCACCCGCAGCAGAAGCTCCGCTAAACGTGACAAAATCACCGTTTATGTAGCCTCCATTGGCATCTGTAACAGTGACAGTGGTAGAGCCAGAAACAGTCGTAAAAGGATTAGTAAGAGACACACCAGACGGCGTACGTTCAGGAGTTACATCAAAGTATTCTCCACCTTTCTCTACGTAAAACTTGAGGTTAGTGCCGACACCAAGAAGATTTTGACCTTCTAACGTAACCCAATTGAATAGAGAACGTGCAACACCAAGGAACGTATTACCAGATATTTGTTGCCATCCACCTATTTTTTCAGGGTACCCAGCACGAAAACGTACTTTATCGCAGTCAGCCCAGCCTTCTTCATCTACATAGCGTGTAACTTCTTTGTTCACACCGGGGCGTAGGGTTAACTTACGTAGTGGCATTACTGGTACTCACCGTCGCGGATCATTTCGGTCACACGAAGCGCCCTCGTCCCAACTTGCTTCGCCCATTTGCTATCCATAAATTCATCTGCCGCAATGTCGAACTGCTCGCGTGACATGGCCTCTAAAGCGTTCACAAAGCCACGCAATCTAGTCAGACCAAGGTTAAAGCAAATGTCGATCATGGCATCTTGCCGCGCTTCGTTAATGCCATTAAACCAGAAATATGTGTCTGCAAGCTCGCTTTTTACTCGCGCTATGTCATTTGCCAACAAGTATTCGATCTCATCATCAGACAGCCCAAGGCCAGACTCTGAGATATTTCTGCCTACACCTATAGTTTCAAACCCCTGACTGCATTTATAGACTTTAGACTTGACGCCTTCATGGCGCTTTATCATTTCGACTAGCTTGCTCATCACCTCTCCCGTGCTACGGAATTGACCTTCTCGTAGCTTCTCATTGCGCCCAACCCCAACATTCCCATCATAACTGGCACAAGAAGCGTTGTATCTACCTCTGGCACATCTACCCAGATGCTGATTATGTTGGCGATGATAGTGTTGTAGAGCAGGCCCAGCGCACAGATCCAGCCAATAGCAGGTCGCCACCCCGCTACAAATAACGACTTATGGGCCGCTTCCATCTTATTGATTTCTAGCTGGCCTTTTAATGCTTCCTGCGCGTGGCGCTCTGACATAGTTGCGATCTCATGTGCCAGCGCATTCTTTTGATCTTTGTCTTCGATGAACTTATCTAACAGCCCTGTAACAGGCCCGATTAGTTGTCCGACTAAACTCATAATCTATTTCCTATTTGACCATGCTTGTGCGCCAAAAAACGCAGCCAGTATACCTGCAACGGACACAAAGTAGACCGCAGCCATATCGCCCAGAATAGATGCTGCTTGATTCAGCCCAAAAAGCTCTGATGCCACGACCAAGCTGGGATATAACAGCATCCCCCATAAGGCAAACCAACTCATAGCACGTTGAGCGTCTGCTCGTTCATGCCGTAGGCGTAGCTCCTGCAACTCCTTGCTAGTTTGTAGCTCTTCGTCAGTAACAATGCCATCGCCATCCGCATCGTATTCGGCGTATTCAGAGTCTTCTTGTAACTTCTTAGCTGCCATTAGTCGTATGTCTTTGTGTTTTGGTTTATGCGCTTCGGTATGCAGTACGCGCTGATATTGGTTTGTCGCTGTACTCTGCGGTCTTTGACCAGATCTACCTTGCCCGACTCGACCCACTGTGCAAACTGATTGCACCGTTGAATATTGCGAAAATAGAACTGATCGGCAATCGGCTCACCTTCAACAAGCACTACTAGAAGAAACGCCATTATCATCTGTAAAGCCTCAATATAATTGCAAAACCCCCAGCAATTATGACTCCACCGACTATTAAGGTAGTGCCTCCCACAAGGATTTGGTTTATCAGATGCTGTCGGGCTTTCGCCTTGCGAGCAATCATTCTCAAATGCTCTTGTCGGTCAAGGTCTTGCTGCTTTTTTGCGGCCTTGAAATCATCAAGGAGCTTCGGATCTGCCACAAGCAATAGGTCGTGCACTGACTGCCAGTGTCGTTCGTATTGACGTTTAATCATCTGCAACTTGAGGATCTCGTTCTGAGTAAGTGGCTTAAAGGTGCTCTGACGACGTTGCGCCTCGAAGTCAGTAATGCCTTCCCCAAAATCAGAGATCATCCCCATGACTTGGTGGACGCCTTGCCCAGTCTCGTTACATTGAGCTATCAGTCCGTTCAGGGCCGAAAGAGTGGCTGTCGCCGCAGCGATTGACTCAATTACCATTGGAGGTCAACCCATGAAAAACTGCGGCAACGCTGCCGCTGCAATCAATGCGTACAGTCCGTAAATAAGATGTTCTAGGTGCTTAAACTTAGCAGAGCCTTCTGCAAGGCGCTCTTCAATACGCTGGTAACGCAAGGCACACTCTCGCTCATGGGCGTTCACTTCATTTAATGCTTGTTCGCCTTTGTCGCTCATACAGATACATTCACTCTCTGGGTAGGCGCTAATGGTTGCGCTTCTACCTTGTTACCTTCTTTGGTGTACATAGTCGGTATGATTGTTTCCACCGCCTCGCGCACAGTCTCGCCTTCAGCGCCTGTCCTTAACCGCTCTTGTTTCTGTACGGCTATCTGCTTCCAACTAATCTGAGCAGTATCACTAATGCTTATGTCCATTTTGCTCACCCTCTACAGGAAAACAATTGATATTGGCGGCTACTGTCCTTCGCTCACCTTCCCCCTGAAACGGATACACCATATGCTGCATCCACGATGGGAACATATATAACCGTCCCACCTGCGGCCTGACTACGACATTCTGCGTAGGCTTGAGCCGTTCTCTATCCCATGTGCTGCTCTGCCCATA